AACTCGACGAGCTGGCACGCAAGGGCGAGCTTGGCGCGGGCGACCTCGAAATTGCGCACAAGCTGACGGCCACCATCAAGAACATCGATAAGATCGAGATGATGGAAGACGGCGGCTATTCCCGCGACGGAGATTGGCAGTCGGGTATGCGCGGCGCTTATGACCGCGATATGTCCAATGCGAGACGCGGCACGCATTATGTGCGCGGCCACTATTCCCGTGACGGCGGCATCGACAACATGAAACGCCAGTTGCAGGAAATGCTGGACAACGCCGACGACGAAAGCATCCGCAGAGCCATCCAGCGCTGCATGGACACGATTGAGGGCTAAAGGGGGTGCGCCCCTATGGTCGACGAGAATGAGGTCAAACGCTGGATAGCTCGCCTTGAAACAGAGGAATCAAGCTGGGAAAACTATGAGCGCCTTGCCGTGCTGTATGCCATTCGTGACCAGCAAAGCGGCAGCAGAGAAAGGGCTTTGCCAATGGCATACTCCGCGGCGCCCGCGCCGGTCAACGTCGAAACATACGGCGACAGCGATTTCCTGCGCGCAGTGGCAGATGTTTCACCGGACAAGGCATGGGAGATCATGGACGAGCTGATGGACAGCTTGAAAATAGTGAACGAGCGCGTCTATAACAGCGTCATGCGGAAACTCGAAAAATGAGAATACCCCCGTCGTAAGGCGGGGGTGTTCTTTTGGGTATAATTTACCTTCGTGTCGACAAAGGTAAATTATGCCTAACGCGGCGTTACAAAAAACGCGCCGTCGTCATCTGCATCAATTCTTCGGATAAAGCGCGTCCAGAATTCCTTTTTTTCTTCCCGTGAGTAAGTATCATATTCAGCAAGCCCATTTCGGAGAGCATCAAGGTTTGTCCTTGGCTTCTCCTCTACCGTTTCAAGTGATTTTTTTAGAGCAGTATACTCTTTTTTATATTCGTCCAGTTCGATCAAGTCGTTCAGGTAAAGCGTTTTCAGCTTATCCATTTTTTTGCGTATCGCGTCCGCACTTTGCGTGGGCTTTTTTTCTGCCTTTTTGTAATAGCGGATGTTTCGCTCGGCGATACCTTCAAGCTCATGCAATAGGTAATCTTCCAGCGCGTCTTCGCGGATCCGCTTTTTGTGCTGGCAAGTGGAGCTGTCAAGCATTCGTGTCCGGCAACGGTAGTAAGTATAAATCTGCTTTGCCGTTTCCGATTGCATCGTTTTTCCACACTCTTTGCAATGCAACAAGCCGGAGAACAGATAAACGCGATCTGTCTCAAATCCCGCGCAGCGCTGCGACCGCTGACGTAAAATATCATTTACAATGTCAAAATCCTGCTTGCTCACCAGGGCAGGGCAAGCATTTTCGATACCGTAAACCTCACCGATATAAAGTCGGTTGCGGAAATAGTTGATATACTTGTTATATGATCTGTCAATGCCCCACGTCTCAAGCATATAGCGCTTTACGCCAAGCACGCTTTGCAGTCTGATATACGCCGCAAACATATCTCGCGCGGCATCTGCCGTGCCGTTATCGATCTGGTATTGCCTGTCCTTAATGATATATCCTAAAGGGGCTTTTGACCCCGCTGGTTGCCCTTTTGCGCGTTTGCCGTCGTTGATAAATTTGATTCGCTCGCTTGTGCGATCGGCTTCGTCCTGCGCGACGGAAAGCATGATATTGACCTTCAAGCGCCCGGACGCGGTGCGCGTCTCGTAGTCCTCTTCCGTCGCTTGCCATGTCACACCGTATTTGTCAAGCTGCGTCTTCACGTCGTAGTACCCGGCGACGTTCCGAAACCATCGGTCGAGTTTGATAAACAGGATCATGTCTACCTTCCCCGCTTTGCAATCGTCCAGCAGCCGCAGAAGCGCAGGGCGCTTTTTGTACGGCTTTCGCGCGGATATGCCCGCGTCCTCATATATGCCCACCACCGACATTTTGTTCGCTTCGGCATACCTTGTCAGCGCGTCCCTCTGCTCTTGCAATGATAGGCCATGCCGCGCCTGTTCCTCGCTCGAGACGCGGATATACAATGCCACTCTCATAAAATCCCCCTCCAATCAATGTACAAGCACCACGCGGCCAGCAGAACGATAATGGCAAACATTATAGCAATCACGCCGTTGCGGATACGCACTCCACGCCGCATGATCTCGATCATGTCCGCTTTCGCGTCAACGTGACGTTCCAACTCATCATTCCGCGCTTGCAAGGTTTCTTCTGTTGGCGTCAAGTGTTCGGAGATCTCGAACACTTCATCAAGCGATATTCCAAGCGATTTGCAGATTGGCGCGACGGTGTAGATGGACGGAGCTTTAGAAAACTTGGAAAAGAAATTCTGCACGGTGGACAGCGGTACGCCGGAAGCGTCGGAAATGTCCTGATAGGTCAATTTCAATTCTTCTTTACGGATTCTACACACTTCTTGAATGTTCATTTACGCCACCTTAATTTTTTCGATTTTTGCGCCGCAAAGTCGCAAGATGAGGGCTTGTCGAACCGTGTCGAGCGCTGTCTTATTGCAATGTTTCGGTGTTGAATTGCCAAGGTAAAGCGGGGTATGGTCAAAACAAGCAGCGGCGACCGCTTCCCGCTGGCTGCAAAAAGGCCCCGCCGTTTGTTGCAGAGGGCGGCGGGGCCAATCTAAATTATTTTATGCCAAGCATTTTCCCAACCTTACGTTGGCGGCCTGCCTTTGACATAGGAATGCCGGTAGCCTTTGCGATTTTCTGTTTTGCTTTCGTGATGCCAAGTGCCCGCTTCCAACTAAAAGACAAGCCGGGAATTTTAAGAGACTTTTTCGCCATGTCAAGTTCACCACCTTTTTAAAATAGAGATTTGAGCTAATAATCGCCCCATATCTTGTAGTTGCAAAAATAGAACGAAAGTGCTATATTAAGTCGTGTGATAGAACACCTGTTTTATAGCATGAACTTGAACGGAGGACGGAACGGATGAATGAACAGGTACATACGACGGGACAGCAGATTTATTACGAAACGGTCAGAGATAGATTAAAAGCAGAAATTTTAACCCTTACAGATGCACAGGCTGAATTTGTTTTAAGGAGGTTAGAATGTTTGTTACACGAAAAGAGTTAGAGGAAGAAAATCGCAAACTCAGAGGACAACTTGCGGCAGAGCAAGAGAAGACGCGCCGATCTGCCGTTATTGATAAGGCTGCGCTCCCGCAGTGCAAAAGCCTTGCTTGCGCTGGATGCAAGTATGTTGTAGGAAGGTACACCATTAGGAATGGATATTATATTCTTGGATGCGGGAAAGATAATCCTTGCAAAGAGTATGAACCGAGCGAGCTAACAGCAGAAAAGGTTGAATCTATCCGAGAAGCGCTGCTACAGCAATGGCAGTCGTAATAGCGTAAGGAATCCAGAACATAAAAAGCTCTTTCCGCTGTTTCTCGATATAATCCCGACCGGCTAAAGTGATGCGAACAAATTCTGTTGCATCAACGCTTCCTCCCGCGCCGTCTGCGGTTCCACCCTCGTCAAATATCGTTACCATCTTATCCATTTTGAGATAAGTAACATACTTGTTGGGCTGGTTAGGTTCAATCGGTTTGGAATCGTCTTTTTTAGTCAGCTGGTTTATTTCGTCTATACTTATTGATTCAGAATTATATAGCTTTTTCAAAATTTTATAAGCGGTCTTTTCCATACGTCACTTGTTTTCCTTTGCCCATTCCACGACACCTAAAAGTTTGGTGCATTGTTCATCGGTCAAATTCGCAATAGCGTCATATAGTTTTTGCCGCGCTGCGCTCAAGCCCTTGCCCTCTGTGGCGGGGGCTTCTTTTATGCCCGGGTCATCCGTTTCGCCACGGAGGTATTCAGGCGTGGTTTTAAGTTCTTTTGCGAGAATTTGCAACGGTTCATCGGCGATATTTGTGTTTTGCTTTTTGGCATCAATTAAATATCTCGACGAGAACCCCATTGCTTCACTAAGGAAGCTTTTCTTTTTCCCGCAAAGATTCACAAGCTCTTGAATTCTATCATATCTTATCAAAACGCACACCTCAATTTGTGGGTTTCGCCAAAACCCAAAAAATGGGGTATCAAGTATTGACTTACCCCACAAAGTGAGGTATCATATAACCATGCCAACCGAAAAATGGTACACAAAAACCAGCCCCCCATAAAAGCGGCTTTTGCAATGTCTTTTGGCGATTTCATTGTAATACGCTTACGGGGCGGTGTCAAGTGTGATTTCTCATGTTTATGAGGTTTCGGTGGGCATTGACTGCGGCGGGGAAAAGAAAAAGCACCCGTGGTCTGTTCACGGATGCTTTTCCCCCAGATTTGTTTACCAGAACGCGCTGCACAGGATGGTCGGACGCTTTGCTTTGCATCCGTCCGAATTGATGGATTACTTCCCATCGGCTCGGCAATGCCATCCTGACGCAAAATCAGACTTGCGCTTCTATGGACGCGCCGCTCACTTTGGCAGTTCCGGTTCTGCCCCTTGCCCTATCGCATCGCGCCGTTTCTTTGGTCTGGAACGGGCAAAGTCAAAAGGTTGGTCATGGGAACCACCTCCTTGAGATTGCCGCAGAGGGCTAATGGCAGTATAGCAAATCTCCCCGCCGCAGTCAATGATAACTCACAATGAAGGGAGGACACAAAAATTGACATTGAGAGAGCTACGAGAACGCTCCGGACTGACCCGCGCACAGGTGGCAAAGAAACTGAATGTTGACTTATCCTGCGTAACGCATTGGGAACTTGGCGACTGGCGACCGTTGCGGAAGTACCACAAGAAGTTGGCGAAGATGTACGGCGTGACAGTGGACGAGCTGTTTGAATCCAGCGACGGGCAGTAAAAAAATGCCCCGCCCAATGTTGCAGCATCGAGCGGGGCGGGTGGGACAAATCTCACCACAAGATATTGTGTCCGTGCTTATTGTAGCACGGAGGGAAGGAAAAGGCAATGAGAAAAAAGCCAGAATACAAGATCATCTGGGTCACGCCGCCTGACCCCGTAAAGCTGGGGACGATCATGGGCGAGATTTACGCACGCGGTCGCGGCCTTGAGTTTGTCGGCCTTGTACCGAACGAGAAGAAGGGAGAAAAGCATGGCTGATACGCTGTTTTTCGGCGGTATCGCCGTTGCGGTGATCGCGCTCAACGGCTGCGACTTCCATACGAGCCTTGCCGTCATCGGCGCGTGCGCGGTGTGCAAGGTGCTGTATGAGCTGCTGCCGTTTATCGACAGGGGGTGCCGCCGATGAGACGGCACGACAAGCGCACGAGAGAGCAGCGCAAGGCCGATGAATCGGCGCTGTTTGCGGCGGCGTGTCTGGGCGCGACGATCCTTTTGATTGTGATCTCAATCCTCGCCACCAGCGCACAGGCGGTCGATGCGGAACCGGAAGAAGCCCCCATCGTAGAAGAACATGACCCCGCGTGGGATATTCCCGCGACCGAATACGCATATTGCGATGACGTGTTTCTCGGGGAGTTTACGCTCACGGCTTACTGCCCCGGTCGCTGCTGCTGCGGCAAGTGGGCAAACGGCTATACCGCGACCGGCACGCTGGCGACCGAGGGACGCACGATTGCTGTTGACCCGAAGGTGATCCCTTACGGGACGCGCGTCCTGCTGATCTGGCCGGACGGCACGCAACACGAGTACATCGCCGAGGACTGCGGCAGCGGCGTAAACGGCAACCACATCGACGTGTTTTTTGACGACCATCAGGCGGCGCGCGTCTTTGGCGTGCAGAGCGCAATGGTGTATTTGGAGGCGGAGGAATGATGCACTGCGAATCATGCGGCGCGGATTTTGAGCACCCGGCTATTTGCCGCGAACGAGAAAACCTTGACGGAGAGCGCGGGTATTACTGGCACGAAACGCTGGTATGCCCCTTCTGCGGTGAGGAATGGATAACGGAGGCAAAAGATGAAAACTGATGGGGTTAGCGAGTACACTCACTGCACGGTTGACATCTACTTCCCGAACAAAGAAGTTAAGTGCATGTATTGCCCATTGCTGGAAACGTACTCGCGCAACCAGTGCCGGAGAACCGGCGAATATATCGCAGACACGCGCGGCATCGGCATTTGGTGCCCGCTGAAAATGGAGGAGTTACCTGATGGAGAACCTTGGAATCTATGAAAGCGTACGGCAAGTCCCGCAGTCCGCACAGCGCGAAATTCAAGCGGGGAGGCTGAAAGGCAAGACCGACATTAACCCAATGTGGCGCATTAAGGCGCTGACGGAGCAGTTCGGCCCTTGCGGTATCGGTTGGAAATATACCATCACCGATAAGCGCCTTGAAAATGGCGCGAACAACGAGGTTTCCGCATTTGTGGACATTGACCTTTTCATTAAAGTTGATGGTGCGTGGTCAGACGCGATCCCCGGCACAGGCGGCAGCGCGTTTGTTGCCAGTGAACGCAACGGCCTTTACACCTCTGACGAATGCTTCAAAATGGCGCTGACCGATGCTATCTCCGTTGCCTGCAAGGCGCTCGGGTTTGGCGCCGATGTGTATTGGGCGAAGGACGCGACCAAGTACACACCAAGGCCGGAGAGACAGCAACCAAACGAGGCGGCTGGAAAACCGGTTTGTAAGGACTGCGGCAAGCCTATCTATCCGGTGACGCACGGCGGCAAGAAATATTCCGTCGAGGAGATCGCGGAAAACGCGCGAAAGACCTATAAAGCGCCGCTCTGCTGGGCTTGCATGATGGCAAGGAGAAAAGCAAATGAAAGCCCGTCTGCATGATTTGTCCCTTGCGCGAGATGGTGGGTATTTACTCACCATCGCTACGCGGGAGAACGTCGGCACACTGTACGACGAGCTGCGCGAGGTAAACGTTGACGTGACCGTCAAGAAGCACCGAGAGAAACGGAGTCTTGATGCAAACGCTTACTCATGGGTGCTGCTGGATAAGCTCGCAGAAGCCACAGGAACGCCCAAGAGCGAGATTTACCGCCGAGAGGTCAGGGACGTTGGCGGCAACACAGAAACCGTCTGCGTGCGCGAGAAGGCCGTACAGAAACTATGCGACAGCTGGAACAAGAATGGTATCGGCTGGCAGACGGAAGTGATGGACAGCAAAATTGACGGTTGCAAGAATGTGGTGCTGTATTACGGCTCGTCCACCTTTGACACAAAGCAAATGGCGCGCCTGATCGACAACATCGTACAGGACTGCAAGGAGTTGGGTATTGAGACATTGACCCCGCAGCAGCTTGACGCATTGAAGGAGGAATGGGGCAGATGACTAAAAGCATCATGCAGGACAAGAGAGAATGCTATATCTCAGGATTCTCTACGAACCTCGCGCGGCATCACATTTACGGTGGTGGGCGTCGGCAGCTATCCGATATTTGGGGCTGCTGGGTGTGGCTGCGTGCCGACTGGCACAATATGGCCGATTACGGCGTGCACGGGAAAGACGGTCACGAGCTGGATATGCGGCTGAAACGCGAGTGTCAGAAGCGTTTCGAAGAACTTTATGGCCATGACACGTTCATGGCGGTATTTAAGAAAAACTATTTGGAGGAAGAATCATGCTGAACAGAATTTGCATCATGGGTCGCATTACGCGCGATCTGGAACTGCGCCGCACGCAGGACGGAACGGCGGTCACGAGTTTCACCGTTGCCGTCGATGACGATTTCAAGAGCAAGGCAACCGGCGAGAAGAAAACCTATTTCCTCGACGTAGTAGCGTGGCGGAAGCAGGCAGAGTTTACTTGCCAGTATCTCAGCAAAGGCCGCATGGTCGTGGTCGAGGGCAAGCTCACTGTCCGCGACTGGACGGACAAGGACGGCAATAAGCGCCGCAACGCGGAGATCATCGCCGACAACATCTATTTCGGCGACAGCAAGCGCGCCGATGCTACCGAGCCGCATTTCACCGCAGAGAGCTCCACAGACGGCTTTGAGGTGATCAGCGAGGACGACGGCGATCTACCGTTTTAAGGGAGTAGTCTATGGCAAAGAGCGGGATCGATTACTTTCCGCTTGATGTCACATTGAACGCAAAGTTTGAACTGATAGAAGCAGAATTTGGCTTGACAGGATTTGGTGTAGTCGTTCACTTGCTGCAAGAGATTTACGGCAAGGCGGGTTACTACATTGAATGGACAGAGGAGGTTGCGCTTTTGTTTGCCCGCAAGGTCGGGTTGGGTGGGAGCGTCGTTTCCGAAATAATAGAGGCTTCTATCAGACGAGGGATGTTCGACAAAGAGAAGTATGACAAGTACCACGTATTGACCTCTAAAGGCATACAGGAAAGGTACTTCGAGGCAGTCGGCCGCCGTAAAACTCTCGAAGTCGATTACAACATCCTTCTGGTCGATGTTGCCCGAATTTTGCCTAATGTTGACATTCAAGCGAAAAATGTAAACATTCTTTCGAAAAATGCTGACATTGAACGACAAAGTAAAGTAGAGAAAAGTAGAGTAGAGAAGAGTAAAGAAGAGTACATATTATGCGCTGAGCCGCAAGCGGCTGACGCGCCGCCGGTGATTTCTTTGCCGCTGAATGACGGGACTTTTTTCGACGTGTCGGAGAATGACAGGGCCAAATGGTCGCAGCTCTATCCGAACGTTGACGTTCTGCAACAGCTGAGAAACATGGCGGGATGGTGTGATGCGAACCCTACCAAACGAAAGACACGCGGAGGGGTTAAGCGTTTCATTACCGCTTGGCTTGCCAGAGAGCAGGACAAGGGTGGAAAAGCGCCACAGAATAAGCCGTTTGTCTACGGCGATGTATTCGCCGAGATGTTGGAGGAGGAAAAGAACCGTGGAAAGAGCTGACGTAATTAGCCTTTTAGGGCGGTTAAAGCAGGCTTATCCGCAGGCCTATGCCAAGATGACCCGCGCAGAAGCCGAAGAGCTGGTTTCCCTCTGGTCGGACATGCTGGGCAATGAAGACCCCGCCGAAGCGATGGACGCAGTGAATGCGCTGATTGCCGAGGATACGAGGGGATTCCCCCCGAAGGTCGGCCAAGTGCTTGCAAAAATCAGGGGCACAGCTTCCCCGCACGTCTCGGTGGCGTGGATGAAGCCATACATCGAGCGGATAGCCGAACAGGAGGCATTCATGCCGAGCGTATCGCGTTATGCGAGAGAACATGGGCTGACGTGGGAAGCGGCGGCTGCCGAAATGGGAGGGTGACGGATGGAGCGAGTTGTTTCATTTACCGTGGATGGAAGACCCGTGCCGAAGGGAAGACCACGCGTTACGCGGCATGGGACATATACGCCGAAGAGCACGCAGATTTTCGAATCTGCGATTCGCGCGGCGTGGCTCGAAAGGGGCGAAAAACCATTTGCAGATGGCGAAGCGCTGGATATCATGGTCAATGCCTATTTCCCCATCCCATCGGGAACGCCAAAAAGCAAAAGAGGGGAATTGCATTTGGCCCCGTATCTCAAGCGCGGAGACATTGACAACATCATCAAGGCAGTTTTGGACGCGCTTAATGGTTACGCTTACAAGGACGATTCTGCCGTGTTTAGCGTTTATGGGCGGAAAATCTACACGGCGGGCGAACCGTTTACGGCGGTGACAATCAGCAGCGTGGAGGTCGACCATGAGCTTTGAGCATTGCCAATCTTGCAAGCCGCCGATGCGGCATCCCGGCTGCCATAGCGAGTGCCCGCACTATCAGGCGGACATTGCCAAGCACAACACGACGAAGCAAGAAGAAGCACGCCAGACGCAGGAGGAAGACGATTACTTGAGCGCGCGCCATTTCAAAACGCGGCACTATCAACGACTGAAATGAGGGAGCGAAAAAGATGAATGTAAAAGACACTGCGGAGCGAATCCGTGGGCTGAGAACTGCCGCTGGCATGAGCCAAGCGAGTTTTGCCGCCATGTGCGGCATTGAGCAAGGGCAGCTGTGCAACTACGAGATGGCGCGCATCATGCCGACTATCCCGCTGTGCGAGCGGATCTGCCGCGCCGTCGGCATCAACCTGCTCGACTTTTTGCGGGAGGATGGCAAGGGGAAAACCGGCATCCCGACCGAGGAACGCATCGGCGAGAGGGTGAAGGCCCTGCGGCTGATGCGCGGAATGAACCAAACAGAACTTGCGGAGAAGTCAGGCGTCGCGGACAGCACGATTTCATCCATCGAGCGCGGAGAACGGTACGGTATAGTTACGACGTATCTCTATCTTGCCGAAGCGCTGGACGTGTCCATCGGAGAACTGTTAGGAGGTGAATGACATGAGCCGATTCGTCATGAGCAAGACCCCGTGGGAGCGCTGCGTGTATCCGGCGCTCAAAGCGGCACTCGAAAAGACCGACTATAACCAGACAACGCTCGGCGCGGTGACGGGCATCAGTGCATCGGTCATCAGCCGATATGTCAAGGGCGATATCGATCCGACGGTCCAGAACCTTCTGCGGCTGGAAGAAATCACCGGCATGACCTTCCGCCAGATGTTCGGGGAATGCGAGGGGAGAAGATGACGGTTCTAGTTGCCTGTGAGGAATCGCAGGAAGTGTGTAAGGCATTCCGGGCATTGGGGCATGAGGCATATTCCTGTGACATTCAGGAGCCGTCCGGCGGACGCCCAGAGTGGCATATTCTGGGCGATGCGCTTAAGGCCATCGAGGGGGGGCAAGTGACCACAATGGACGGGCAGACGCATGACGCCGGCAAATGGGACTTACTGATCGCGCACCCGCCGTGTACATACCTAACTGTTACCGGGAATCGCTGGTTTAACACGGAAAGATATGGTGAAAAGGCAGTCAGACGGTTGCAGTTGCGGGAAGAATCTGCGGCGTTTTTCTTGGCCTTTGTAAATGCCAACGTTTGTAAAATCGCGGTAGAAAATCCGGTCGGATATATGTCTACACACTATCGTAAGCCTGATTGTATTATCCAGCCGTATGAATTCGGGCACCACGCAAGAAAAAAGACTTGCCTATGGCTAAAAGGCTTGCCCGCTTTGCGACCGACAAACATTGTAGATGCAGGAGATATTTTGCCAGGCGGATACAGTGTGGGGGCAAGCGCAAACTATGCAAAAGACGAGACTGGTAAGATTATGCGATGGAATGACCCGCGTACAGCAAAAGCAAGAAGCAAAACCTTCCCCGGCATCGCCAAAGCTATGGCGGAGCAATGGGGCGGAGACATTAGGGAGGAAGCGTGATGACAAAGAAAATTCTTGACGTGACCTGCGGGAGCAGAACGATTTGGTTCAACAAGGACCATCCTGCTGCAATCTACTGCGACGTTCGGGACGAGGAATGCACAGGGGTCTGGAAGAGTACCAACAGAGATTCAGAGCGAACCTGCATCGTGCATCCCGACGTGCTATGCGATTTCACGGATTTACCGTTCCCTGATAATTCTTTCGCTCTGGTCGTATTCGACCCGCCACACCTTCGGCGCGTCGGCGAAAATGCGTGGATGCGGAAGAAGTACGGGAAGCTCGGCGAGAATTGGCGCGAAATGCTGCATGACGGATTCCGCGAGTGTATGCGCGTATTAAAACCGGACGGCGTGCTGATTTTTAAGTGGGCAGAAACGCAAATCCCCGCCGCAGATGTTTGGGCGGCAATCGGAGAACGCCCCCTTTTCGGGCATCATAGCGGCAAAAAATCACAGACCTTTTGGGGCTGCTTTATGAAATTGGAGGACGCATGTACATCGGAGAACCATTTAGCTGGAAGCCTGCCGCATTTGAGGGCAGCAACGGCATTATGAGCGTGACCACGAAAGAGACGACTGCGCACGGGCGCGTCGTCTACATCAACGAGGCGCACCGCTACTTTACGGCGGAGGCAGATTTCAACGGGAAGAAGCTCAGAGAGAGCTTTAAATTTTAACAAAAATCAGGAGGAATTTCACTATGAACAACAATCAGGACTACATCGTTCGCTGCGACCGCGCAGGCGTATTCTTTGGCAAGATCAAGGAGCGCAACGGCTCCGAGGTCACCATGACTGAGGTTCGCAAGCTGTGGAGCTGGGACGGTGCCTGTGCCGTGGAGCAGTTGGCGCAGGACGGCACAAAAGCACCGGGCAACTGCCGTTTCACCGTGACGATTCCGGAAATGACCGTGCTGGGCGCGATCCAGATCATCCCGTGCACGGATGACGCATCGGTGTCGCTTCGAGGCGTAAAGGAGTGGAAGAGATGACGCTTGATGATAAGGTCAAGGCATTCCTGTCAGTGAACTACGGCTCCGGCTCCGGCGACGGCTACGGCTCCGGCTACGGCTCCGGCGACGGCGTACATGTATTCGACGGCAAAAATGTCTATCAAATTGACGGCGTAAATACGCTGATTCGTTCCGTGCGCGGCAACATTGCGCAAGGGGCAATCGTGAACGCCGATTTGACGATCACGCCGTGCTACATCGTCAAGCAGGACAATGTTTTTGCACACGGCGAAACGCTGCGCGAGGCGATGGAGGCGCTGCGAGACAAGCTTTTCGAGGATATGCCGGAAGCCGAACGAATTGACACGTTTCTGCGTGAAACGGACCGCGAAAAAGCATATCCGACGCAGTATTTTTACGACTGGCACCACCGTCTGACCGGCTCATGCGACATGGGGCGAAAACAATTTGCCCGCAACCACGGCGTTGACCTCGAGCACGGCGTGATGACGCTGACGGAGTTTTTGGAGCTGACGAAAAATGCTTACGGAGGCGATGTGATCCGGAAAGTGATCGATAGGATGGAGGTATAAATGGACGCGTTAGAATTTTTGAGAGAACGCAAGAGAATGTGCAAATCGTTTAATAGGTGTTCCGACGGCTGCCCTGCCTGGCGTGGTTCGTGCAAACTTGAAACTGGATCAGCCTTCGAATGGGAAGAAGATAAGCAGGTTGAAATAGTGAATGAATGGGCTGCTACGCATCCGCGCAAGACGCGGCAGAGCGTGTTTTTGGAGCATTTCCCCGAAGCGGAGCTGACTAAAGACGGCGTCATCTCGATATGCCCGGTTGGAGTTTCTGCCGCTTACAGAGATGACCACGGGTATTGCGCAAACCCTAACCGCAGGTGCACCGACTGCCGCAAAGAATACTGGATGCAGGAGGTGGAATGATGGAGCGACTGACATACCGCGATACCGATGGGCAGGTAATGATGGACTGCCAGAAGTGCAAAGCGGATTGGACGGGTAAGCATGGTAAGCCGATGGTTGACTGCACCGCGCTGTACTGCCGCAATCGCCTCAAGGATCGCCTTGCTGCCTACGAGGACACGTGGCTTGAGCCGGAGGAAATCACGGCAATGCGGCACACATTGGATGAGTACCACAAGGTAGTTGACCCATTGATAAGGGCGCAGGCTGACGGGCGGCTGGTGGTGCTGCCGTGCAAGGTGGGCGATACGATTTACCACACAAGCAAAGTGAGGACAAGCCATTTCGAGAACGATAAGATTATCATTGACGACGAGGGTAGATGGAAAATCTACGAAATGCCCTTCGCACTAGTGCATTTGACATACATTGGCAAGTCATATTTCCTAACCCGCGAGGAAGCGGAGGAAGCATTGGAGGCGATGAAGGATGAGTAAGGCTGTTATGCTGAGCATCCGCCCGAAGTGGGTGGAGAAGATCGCCAACGGCGAGAAGACCATTGAAGTCAGAAAAACTAAGCCGAAACTGGAAACACCGTTCAAGTGCTATATCTACTGCACGCTGCCCAAACGCGAGCACGAGGACTTTATCAGAACGGATTACCCGAAGCCGCAGTTTTATGGCGGCGGGAAGGTCGTTGGGGAGTTTACCTGCGACCGGATTTATGAGCTTGCTCCGCTCAATCATGCGCCGGACGACGTGGAGCGGCAAGCCTGCTTGACGCGAGAAGAGATTGTGCAATATCTCAAGGGCATCGGCTACGGCTGGCATATCTCCGCCCTGCTGATCTATGACCATTCGCGGGAGCTGACGGAGTTTCGGCGGGCGTGCCCAAACAGTTGGTATTGTGAGAGCTGCGCCATGTACTGGGAAAACAACGGCACTTGTGGAAACGAGAGCTTGTATATCAAGCGCCCACCCCGGAGCTGGTGCTATGTGGAGGCGATGGAAGATGTTTGATCTAAAACCTTGTCCATTCTGCGGTGGAGAAGCAATACTTGAAACAGTAGATGGCAACAGCCCAGAAGAGTGCTATATATACTGTCCAGAGTGTAATTTTGAAAGTGGCGTATATAGCGAACCCAAATTTATCGTCAAAAAGTGGAATAGGAGAGTTGATAATGGCTGAATACATTGAGCGGGAAGCTGTGATTGATCTAATCACACGTCGGTATGAAAATCCAGAAATCTGCACGCAGGAAATCAATAGTATCCCTGCCGCTGACGTTGCGCCGGTGGTGCATGCGCGGTGGGTAGTCCGATTTGACGGCCCGTATAAGCGCCGTAGATGCTATTGCTCACATTGCGGAAAACATAACGGGGTTGGGGGCATAGCTCAAAATCAAGAGAAGCCTTACTTCCCCAACTGCGGCGCGAAAATGGACGGAGGTGACAGCGATGAGGCTGATTGACGCTGATGAAGCATTGAGACTGTTTGGCAAAGAATACGAGGAAACGAAAGAATTGATACACAACGGTGAAACTCAGCTTGATAGTCTTGCCGAGGGATTTACAGAAGCACATCACATAATCAAGTATGTTCTTCCGTCCGTAGATGCCGTGGTCGTGACGCGGTGCATGAATTGCCGGTCATACAACAAACCGAGAACGGGATGGTGTGAAGTCCATCTCGACCGTGAACATCCAGACGATTTTTGCAGCTACGGTAAACCGAAGGAGGGGTAACGAATGGACGTTGTTGGGCGAAAAGTTGTTAAAACGCGGGCGGCTCATGTGTGCTTCGGTTGCGGGCGCAAATTTGAACGAGGGACTATGATGGAGCGCAGTTGCGTTTTTGATGGGACACCGTGGACGTGCTATCTGTGCGAGAGCTGTCAAAAAGCCTCTGCGGAACTGGGCTGGCAGGATGAGTACGGATTCGGAGACCTACGTGAACGTGCGCTTGAGATAGAGAGCGCAAAGATGGACGGCAAGGAGAAATTGCATGCTGACGATCACGATTAAAGCCAACGTCCCCGCCGCTGACGCTCAGGGTATCAAAGAGCGAATCGCCATGGACATCGAGCGATACGGCGACTGCAAGGTCGTGAAGATTGTGAGCGACAGAAAATACGAACAAATCGGAATGAAGGGAGAACGCAAATGAACGTAAAGAAGTACACCAAAGACCAGATGGCAAAGATGGTGGAGGACGCGCAGGAGAAGACTGCGGCGCTTGAAGCGGAAATCGCCGAGATGAAAAACTGCATCGACGAGAAAAATGATCTAATTGCCGAGTATGCGAACCTAAAGGCGGAGATGCGGCGAAAAAACGTCGTCCTGACCGAGCAGATCGACCAGATGAACGGCGAGGCAATCAACAAGGCAAACGAGATTGCGAACCTGAAAGCGGACACGGATGTGCTGCGGAACAAACTTGCCGACACTGAGGCGGCGCTTGGGCGAGCGAATGCGTGCATTGCTACCATGACGGTAGAAAAAGACCAGCAAACGAAAGAACTTTTCGAATGGCAGGGAAGCGCGCAGGATCTGCATGACGACCTTTTGAATGCACGAGAGCGCGCCAATTACTCAGAAGCCCATCCGTGGCGGAATCTGTGGGCGTGGGTGAACAGGAAGGTGGCGCGCCATGAGTAACGATCCATTTAAATGGAGTACACCGCCGAGAGGGGGCGCACCTGTCAATAGTCCGTGCATCGAGCATGACAATGTAAATCACCCCGCGCATTACACGGCGGGAGGGGTCGAGTGCATCGACGCCATCGCGGCCGCATTGACGTGCCAGAAAGACCCGATGCAAGCATGGCTGACGGGACAGGTGCTCAAGTACATGTGGCGCTGGCCGCTGAAAAACGGTAAGGAAGATTTGCGAAAGGCGAGATTCTATCTTGACAGGCTGATCGACAGCGCGGGAGATGATTGAGGTGATGCGATGAGCACGTTTCCTGATCGGCTGCGCAGACTGCGCGAGCGCCACCAGTTAAAGCGCTGCGTGTTATCTGAGCTGTGCGGGCTGAACCGTAACACAATCAAACGCTACGAGATGGGGACGCAGAAACCGTCGATGGATGCGCTGATAAGCATCGCTGATTATTTCGGCGTGTCTATTGATTATCTGCTCGGGCGGTCGGACTACCCAAAAAGTTTATAAAAATATTTTGCAAAACTCACTTATAAGTGAGTCAGGATATTGCAATTATGGGAGAATTGAACCGCAGAGGTGTAAAAGCCTTTGCGGTTCTCTTATTTATGGCGTTTACCTCCTGCGCCATAGCGGGGCGCGGTGCTTTTCTTTTTTTCACACCGCCCCCGCGATATGCAGACGTAGCTCAGTAGGCAAGAGCGTTTCGCACATAATGAAAATGTCGCAGGTTCAAGTCCTGCCGTCTGCACCAGATGTATGCTACCGCATTGCGGCACCACGGAAGGGTAAGACCGCTACAAGGGGCTTGCCTGTGCGATGTATGAAAGCGGCAGGTCGAATAATTATTTGGCTGGCTCCGGCTTATGAATGAAGAAACGGATGCGACCGACATACCGGCGCAGGGCTGAAAAGTTCCGTGGGATACCGGCATTGCTGCACTCTGCGCGAGTGCCGAGGCGTTTAATGGATGTGGCGTGGTAGCGGCAATCGTATGATTAGGCCGCTGTGTAAGCAATTCAAACGGAGCGCAATGCCGGGACCTGTGAAAAGACTAACGCCCAATGTGGGCGGCGTTGCAGCCCTTCGGGGCGGGTAAAGTCTGCTATGTAAGGCCAAGGGGCGGGGGCTGGTAGCAAAACAGGAGGATGGCATGGAAATCACAAAGCGGCGGCTTGCGGATATTGTGCCGTATTCCGCAAACGCAAAAAGCATGATAAGCGGCAAATCAACAACGTTGCGGAGAGCATCAAGCAGTACGGATTTGTACAGCCGATTGTGATTGATCGTGACGGCGTGATCGTAATCGGGCATTGCCGCGCTCTGGCGGCGAAGAAACTGGGCATGGAAGAAGTGCCCTGTGTCTGCGTGGACGATCTGACACCGGAGCAAGTAAACGCCCTTCGGCTGGTAGATAACAAGAGCAACGAGAGCGATTGGGACTTTGACCTGCTGGCTGATGAGCTGCCGGGGCTTGACTTGTCGGCGTTTGACTTTGATTGGGGTCTGCGTGATGAACTCGACACGTCAGTGGTAGAGGACAATTACGATCCCGTTTTACCGGCAGAGCCGAAGAGCAAACTGGGCGATGTGTACCAGATTGGAGACCATCGCCTTATGTGCGGAGACAGCACGTCTTTGGCAGACGTACAGAAGCTCGTGGGGGGGGCACAAATGGATTTGCTGCTCACAGACCCTCCGTACAATGTGGACTATCAGGGCACCGCCGGAAAGATTAGGAACGACAATATGGAGGATACGGCCTTCAGGCGTTTCCTAACGGATGCATTTTCCAATGCGGCGATGGTCATGAAGCCCGGTGCTCCGTTCTACATCTGGCATGCAGACAGCGAGGGGTATAACTTTCGCGGTGCGTGTAAAGACGCGATGCTTCGCGTCCGGCAGTGCCTGATTTGGGTAAAGAATTCCCTCGTAATGGGGAGACAGGATTTCCAGTGGAAACATGAACCTTGCCTGTACGGTGAGAGCGAGATTGAAGAGGATGCGCATGAGCCTTGCCTTTACGGATGGACGAAAGGTAAGAAGCACTACTTTTTCAAAAACCGTAGACAGACAACGGTGCTGAATTTTGATAAGCCTGTCAAATCTGCGGAGCATCCGACCATGAAGCCGATTAAGTTGTTTGATTACCAGATGCAGTGCTCCAGTAAGCCGGGTGAGAATGTACTTGACCTGTTCGCTGGCTCCGGCACAACGATCATGGCAGCGGAGCAGAACGGAAGACACGCGTACTGCATGGAGTTTGACCCAAAGTATGCCGATGTTATTGTTGACCGTTGGGAGAAGTTTACGGGGAAGAAAGCGGTGCTGCTGAATGACGATTGAAGAAGCGCGGGAGATTATAGCCAAAACCAGCAGCCCGTATTTGAAGCGGGACATGGAGAAGTTTATTAAACGCCAACGCAGAAAGGAGGGCGCGTATGGCAAGACCAAGAAAGGAAATAGACCAGAAGCAGTTCGAAAACCTCTGCGGCCTGCAATGCACGCTTGAGGAAATCTGCGGCTGGTTTGATGTGACCGATAAAACATTGGATAGTTGGTGTAAACGCACCTATCATGCCAGTTTTTCCGAGGTATTTAAGCAAAAGCGCGGAGCTGGGAAAATTTCACTGCGTCGGAGCCAGTGGCAGCTTGCGGCAAAGAACGCAAGCATGGCTATTTGGCTGGGGAAACAGTACCTTGGGCAGCGCGATATTGTTGAGCTGGGTTTGCCGACTGATAACGCACAGGAGGATGCTTTGAGCGTGAGCCTGCGTGAAATGGCGGAAGGGTTGGAGAGCGATGATTAGCCAAAAGCAAGCAAAAATCCTCGCCTTTCCCTATTCCAAGTATGACGCGCTGATCTGTGATGGCGCTGTGCGTTCCGGCAAAACCTCCATCATGATGTGGGCGTTTGTCCGCTGGGCGATGGAGAATTTCAGCGGTCAGCGTTTTGGCGTGTGTGGCCGCACGGTGGACAGTTGCACAAAGAACATTATCGTGCCGTTTACGGCGATGAGCCTTGCGAAAGAGCGCTATATCATTCGTTGGCGGCGCGGCGACAAGGTCATGGAAGTGCGGCGCGGAGCCGTGACGAATTACTTTGAAGTGTTCGGCGGCAAGGATGAGGCAAGCTATACGCTGATACAAGGCCGCACGCTGGCGGGTGTGCTGCTGGACGAAGTGGTGCTGATGCCGCGCTCGTTCGTGGAACAGGCATTGACCCGCTGTTCAGTAGATGGCGCAAAGCTGTGGTTTTCCTGCAACCCGGGAAGCCCGCAGCATTGGTTTTATACAGAGTGGATACAGCAGAACAAGGAGCGGAACGCGCTGTATCTGCATTTTGAAATGACGGACAACCCCGGGTTATCGCAAAAGACGCTGGAACGCTATCAAGCAATGTTTTCCGGCGTGTTCTACGACCGATACATTCGCGGCTTGTGGGTGGTTGCCGAGGGGCTCATCTATCCCATGTTTGACGAGAGTTGCATTGTGGACGAGCTTCCGGAAAAGGGAGAATACTATGTTTCCTGCGATTACGGCACGCTTAATCCGTTTTCCGCAGGGCTGTGGTGCTGGGACGGCAAGACGGCAACGCGCATCCGCGAGTATTACTATTCCGGGCGCGAGAACCAGAAGAACAAGACGGACGAGGAATACGCCGACGAAATTAAAAAGCTCATCGGCGAGGCGGATGTCAAAAGTATTATCGTCGACCCGTCTGCCGCCTCGTTTATCGAGGTTTTGCGGCGGCGCGGCTACATGGTTCGCAAAGCAAACAACGATGTGACAAACGGCATTATGACTACGGCGCGGTTTTTGCAGGACGGCATTCTCAAGGTGCGTCGCGGCTGCAAAGACTGCATTCGGGAGTTTGGACTGTATCGGTGGGACGAAAAAGCTGCTGATGACAGGCCAATCAAAGAAAACGATCACGCGATGGACGAAACGCGGTATTTCGCTTATACGGTCCTGAAGAACAAGGCGTATCGGCGCGAGTATACACCACTTTGGAACAGATAGGACGGTGAGCGGCTATCAAAACATATAACGACCTTGTGGCGGTCGGTGAAAACGAGCAGGCGCGCATTGAGTTTATCCGCAGCGCGATCAATGAGCACCGCGAGAGCACGGCGTATAAAACGGCGGTGGATGCAGAGGCGTACTATGACGGATTGAATCCGACCATTAACCGCTATGAAAAGATCATCTATGATATGCAGGGGCGCAGCCACACGGATATGTGGACGGCAAACCATAAGCTGGCCAGCCGCTTCTTCGGTCTGGCGGTGGATCAGGAGGTCTCGTATCTGCTGGGAAACGGCGTGACCTTTGCGGAGAAAGAAACCCCGAACAAGCTATGCCCAGACTTCGACCAGGAAGTCATGGATGCGGCGCGTGAAGCGAAAATCGCGGGTGTGTCTTTTGGCTTTTGGGATTTGACGCATTTGCGGGTGTTCTCCCTGCTTGAGTTTGTACCGCTTTACGATGAAGAGGACGGCGCATTAAAAGCCGGTATCCGCTTTTGGCAGGTGGCACAGGATAAGCCGTTGAGAGCGACGCTGTACGAGCTGGACGGCTTTACCGAATATTTTCAGCCAAAGAACAAGAATATGGACGTCATGCAACCGAAGCGCAGTTATAAGCTGATTGAGCGCAAGGCGGAGGTCGGCGAAACCGAAATCTATGACGGCGGGAACTATCCAAGTTTTCCCATCGTTCCGCTGAAGAACAATAAGCGGTGCCTATCCGAGATCGTCGGCAAGCGCAACACCATCGACGCGCTCGATCTTGCGTCCTCGAACATGGTAAACAATGTGGACGAGGGGAATCTGATCTATTGGGTACTGTCTAACTGCAACGGCATGGACGATCTCGACGATGCGAAATTTGTGGAGCGCTTGAAAACCACCCATGTTGCTCACGCCAACGGCGACGATGGCGCGAAGGTGGAGAGCAAGACCATCGAGGCGCCCTATGAGGGCACCAGCAGCACCATTGATATGCTCAAGAAGAAACTGTACGAGGATTTTCAGTGCTTTGACGCTGCGGCGGTATCCGCGGGCAACCAGACGGCGACGGCAATCAAGGCCAGCTATGCGCCGCTGGATTTGAAAACGGACAAGTTTGAATCCGAGGTCACGCGGTTTATCGTGGAAATTCTGCGTTTGGCAGGCATTGAGGATCAGCCGAGCTACACGCGCAATCAAATCATCAACAAGAGCGAGGAAACACAAAATATTCTGCTGGGCGCGGCGTATTACGATGACGAGTACATCACAAAGAAGCTGCTGACGATCAACGGTGACATTGACCAGTACGAAGACATGGCAAAGCGGAAGGCGGCAGAAGAGATTGACTTGACGGATCCGGTGATTGACGATGGCGACCAGTGACCTCGGGCACAAACTGACAGACAAGGAGATTGCAAAGCTGGAACGGCGCATCGCAAAGCTATACCGCGAGGCGGGGGAAGAACTGCAAGCTACCATCGACGCATATTTTGAGCAGTTTGCCAAGCGCGACGAGGAAATGAAAGCGCTGATCGGCACCGTTCAGAACGGTAAGGAATGGACGGAGGGCGACTATAAGCAATGGCGTCTGAATCAGATCGGGCGAGGGGAACGCTATCAAGCCATGCGTGACAAGGTGGCACACCGCGTGACCGATGCAAACGCTGTGGCGGTATCCTACACCAACGATGCAACGCCCGGTATCTACTCCCTTAACCGCAACTATTCGGCCTATACCATCGAGAAGGCCGCGGGCAACGTCGGCTTTGACCTGTGGGACGAGCAGACGGTCAAGCGGCTTATGGTAGAGCAGCCGGACTTAATGCCATACTACCCGCCGAAACGCGCATTAAAGCGTGGCATTGACCTCGAGTATGGGAAAAAGCAAATTACCAAAAGCGTCACAAGCTCCATCTTGCAGGGCAAGAGCATCAAGCACATGGCGGATGACCTGCAAAAGAGGATTACCACCATGAGCCGCGATTCCGCCATCCGCACGGCCAGAACCGCCGTGACCGGCGCGCAGAACGCTGGACGCATGGACAGCTATGCGGCGGCGGGAAAGATGGGGATAAAGCTCAAAAAATGTTGGCTGGCTACGCTGGACGCGCGTACACGCCACTCTCATGCCATGCTTGACGGCGAGCGGGTAGCCCAGGACAAGAAGTTTTCCAACGGCTGCCGTTTCCCCGGGGACCCGCAAGGCCCGCCGTGGGAAATCTACAACTGCCGCTGCACGCTGATTGCGGCAGTGGATGAGGTAGATACATCAGACGGGCTGCGTAGGACACGCGACGGGCTTATATCTGACATGACATATGCGCAGTGGGAAGCATCGAAGCAGGGATACAGCGGCAAACAGTTATCCCCATATCACATATGGAGCGAAAAATCTGCAAAGGATGTTACGAAGAAATACATAGATTCCGCCAAGCCCCGCATGGGTAAGGTGCGATACGAGAACGGATACCGCATAAAAGGGCACAAGACCGAAATCGAAGTTGCAAACCAACTCAGAGATCAATTCGGCGGGAAGTTCGTGCTGTTGAAAGAAGCGAATGCGCAGGGGATAAAAACGCCGGACTACCTATGGCGCGGTAAACAGTGGGAATTGAAAAGTATATCAACAGCGAAAGCAGCAGATATGGCGATTCGAAAAGCCACAAAGCAGATTGCAAAAACTCCTGGAGGGGTTGTGTTACAGTGCACAGGATCCATCAATACCGATGAGCTTATACGCATTGTAGATGATAGAGCAGTTCGCAGCGTGGTTAGCACTGGGTTCGGTTTTGATGTGATTGCATTGGAAGAAAACGGTTCTCTCCTATTCGCACGAAGGTATAAAAAATGAGCCGCCCCCCCTCCAGTAACGGGAAGAGGTTCGGCTCGAAAAAACGGAAACATGAGTTTCCTCACTGTCAGTATATGCAATTCCCGAAAAAAAGTCAAGAGGGATTTTATGATGAACGTTGAAATCACCGACAACAGCAAAGAGGTTTCTGGCGCCATCCATGCGGCGCTTCTGCGGGGGCTGGAAAAGATTGGCCTGGTGGCAGAGGGATATGCGAAAAAGCTTTGCCCTGTTGACACCGGCAATCTGCGCAACAGCATCACCCATGTGGTAGACGAGCAGGAACCGGCGGCAATCATCGGCACGGATTCCGAGTACGGCGCGTATGTGGAATTAGGTACCGGAATTTACGCCGAGGGCGGCGGTGGACGGCCTACACCATGGGTATATCAGGACGCGAAGGGCAACTGGCACATGACCCACGGCAATAAACCGCAGCCGTTTCTGAAACCCGCTGCGGCTGACCATGTAAGACAGTATCGGGACATTCTGGAAAGCGAGCTGAAAAATGGATAAGGACTTTATCAAGGCGGTGGAGACCGTGCTTGCGACCGGCGCAAGGGTGCAGCTCAAGCAGATGAAGGACGGGAGCATCAAGGCGCAGATCGTCAAGATGGAAGAAATCAAAAAATAAATATGACCGCAGCGCAATTGAGCGCGCGGAAAGGCACGATGAGCCAACTACTGAGAAATTCTCGGTGGTTGGCTCTTTTCTTTTGGTAAAACCCGCGAGGTACGGCGGTTTTTATACAACGTTCGCCCCCGAAGAATTGGGGCCAAGGAAAAGGAGAACGAATAACATGGCGAAATTTACGAGAGCAGAAATCAGAAATATTCTCGGCGAGGCTTGCACCGAAGAGATCGAAAATCGCTTGGTTGCGCTGCATCTGGGCGTGGTTGACCCCCTCAAGGACGATCTCACGAAGTACAAGGCGGACGCGGAGAAACTGCCCAGCGTCCAGAAGGAATTGGACGACCTCAAGGCAGCAGGCGATGGCGGTTATAAGGAAAAGTACGAGAAGGAACACTCGGCCTTTGAAACTTACAAATCCGACGTCACGGCAAAGGAAAGCAAGGCGGCGAAGGAAAAAGCCGTGCGCGCTTACTTTGAGAGCAAAAACATCACCGGCGCGAACTTGGACCTTGCCATGCGTGGCTGCGGCGAAGAAATGTCCGCATTGGAACTGGACGGCGAGCAGATCAAGGACACCAAGAGCCTTGATGCGCTCGTAGACGGCGCCTACAAGGGGCTTGTCTCCACCACGCAGACGCACGGCGCGAATCCCGCCAATCCTCCGGCGAACACTGGCGGCGCAAAGACCCGCGAGGACATCTATAAGAAGGACGATAAGGGTCGCTATGTGATGTCTACGGCGGAGCGCCAGAAAGCGCTTGCCGATCTGATGGCAAGCGAAAACAACTGATTTTTTGAAAGGAGCTATTTATGGCTGCGAAACCTAACGTAACAACTTCTGCACAGTATAGCACTTCCGCTCGTGAGGAAGATTTTGCTACCCGATTCACGGACAACTGGGACGCGCTGCGCAACATCATGGGCATCATGCGTCCCATCCGCAAGGCCCCCGGCACAAAGCTGGTTTCCTACAAGGCCAGCGTGGACGGAGGTCTCAAGGGCGGCACTGTGGCCGAGGGCGACGAGATCCCCTTTACCAAGATGAAGGTGGAGCCTGTTGCCTACGGCGATATCGACATTGACAAGTACGCCAAGAGCGTGACGATCGAGAGCGTGGCGAAGTACGGCGCTGATGTTGCCGTGGAGAAGACCGACGAGGCGTTCCTCGTGGCGCTTCAGAACAAGGTTCTGACCGACTTTTACACCTTCCTCGGCACCGGCACGCTCAAGGTGACCGAGAAGACGTGGCAGCGAGCTCTTGCGATGGCAAAGGGCAAGGTGCTGGACAAGTTTGCCGGTCTCGACAAGGACGTGACCGAGGTGGTTGGCTTTGCCAACATCCTCGACGCTTACGATTACCTGGGCGACAAGGAGATCACCGTGCAGACCATGTTCGGCCTGAACTATGTGGAGAACTTCCTGGGCTACCGCACGCTGTTCCTGCTGCCCGAGAAGTACATCGCCTCCAAGAAGGTGATCGCTCTGCCCGTGGAGAACATCGATCTTTACTATGTGGACCCGAGCGACAGCAACTTTGCCAAGCTGGGCCTGAACTACACCGTGAAGGGCGAAACCAACCTGATCGGCGTTCATGTCGAGGGCGATTACAGCCGCGCCACGGGCGATATGTACGCCATCATGGGCATGAAACTGTGGGCTGAGTATCTGGACGGCATTGCCGTGGCTACCGTTTCGGTGGCCGGCGCGGGCTAAATAGGAGGGCGGCGTAATGCTTGAACAGGTCTTACGGCACTTGAACAACTGGTTCCTTGTGGAGATTCACGAGGGCACGTTCACCGTGGAGAATGGCAGCATTGCGCTGCCCTTTCTCCTGACCAATCAATATTTCCGCATCGTCGGCTCCGTGTTTAACGACGGGCTGCATCAATACCCGGCGACCGATCTGACGGACGAGACATTTACCGGGACGGTGTGGGCGCTGGCGGTGCCAAAGGCTGTGGTTGCGCTTGCCGAAGATATCGCCGCGTGGCAGGAGAAGAACGGAGAGGCCGTTGCAAGCCCGTATCAAAGCGAGAGCTTCGGGGGCTACTCCTACACCAAACGCAGCGCAGGAAACGACAGCGGCACGTTAAACGGCTGGCAGGACGCTTTCAGAGGCCGGTTAAACGACTGGCGGAAGCTCAAGGGGGTGGAACCGTGAGTTTACTGGACGATTTCGCAAGCAAGTGCGTGCTGATGGAAAAGACGCGAACGCCGGACGGCGCAGGCGGCTACATCGTTGCGTGGGCCGAGGGCGCAGAATTTCTCAACTATCAGGCGCTCGACACCTCGATGGAGGCCCGCAGAGCCGAAAAAGATGGCGTGACCTCGGTGTATTCCGCACTGGTCAACAAGACCGTTCCCATCGAGTACAACGATTATTTCCGTGACATGTCCACCGGCAACACCTACCGCGTGACCTCAAACCCGGAGGAAAAGGCAGCGCCGAGGTCTGCGGGTGCAATCATTAAGGCATTAAAATTCTTCACAGCGGAGCGAAAGGAGCTGCCGAAATGACAAAGGACAAGGCGCTCCATGCGTGGTTTTCTCAATTCCTCCCAGCGTATCCGACCTCCAACGTGCCGGAAGATGCGGTGTTCCCGTGGCTGACCTATGAGCTTATCACCGGATCATGGGAGAGCGGCGAAATCGCGCTGACGGTCAACCTCTGGTATTACACCGAGAGCGAAGCGATACCCAACGCAAAGGCGCAGGAAATCAGCGACGCCATCGGCATGGGCGGCTGTATGGTCGCCTACGACGGCGGAGCTATGTGGATCAAGCGCGGCTCCCCGTGGTGCCAGAACATCGCGGACGAAAGCGATAAAAACATCAAGCGGAGGTATCTCAACATCACGGTTGAGTTTCTGTCGCAAAACTGATGAAAGGGAAAGACTATGAAATTTACCCAAATTCCTGTTGATACATTTCAGAAATTACAGATCAACGCCGGTATTTTAACGACTGACTTTACGCCTGCAACAGGCACCATTGGTGAGGCAGGGCAGATCGGCGCGACGACCGGCGGCGTCAACTTCTCGGCGACTCCGGAATACTCGGACTACGGCGAAGATATTGACAACTGCCCCAAAAACACGAAGGAACTGAAAAAGCTCGATTCGTGGGAAGCAAAGGCAAGTGGTACGTTTGTCAGTGCCGATACCGCCATTGCAAAAAGCCTGTGCGGCGCTGCGGACATTGACAGCAGTGACACCACGAAAGTGACACCGAGAAATGACGTGCTTGAAAAGGACTTTTCGGATATCTGGCTGGTTGGTGACTACTCCGACAAGAACGGAGACGCGAATGGCGGCTTTATCGCAATCCACCTGATGAATGCACTGTCCACCGGCGGGTTCCAGCTTCAAACGGCGGACAAAGGCAAAGGCCAGTTTGCCTTTGAGTATACGGCGCACTATTCCATGAGCGCGCAGGACAAGGTGCCGTTTGAAATTTACATCAAGGCCGGTACGGCGGAGGCGTAAATGAGACTTTCCGACATTCAGGGCGAGCGCGTCTTTGACGTCATCGCGGATATCATCGACCCGATTGCCAACATTGCGGAGGACGATGCGGCATCCGCGCTGTTCAAGCGCGAGAAGCTGCCCGAGGGCATGACGGTGAAGCAGTTTGCTACGCAGCGGGCGCGCAAAGCGCTCCCTGTGCTGCTCAAGGGCCACAAGAGCGACATCATCGCAATTTTTGCTTCTATTGAGGGCGTGAGCGCGGAGAGCTACAAGGGCGCGCTGAACCTCGTCAAGCTGATGCGCGACGCGACGGAGCTTTTGACCGATGAAGCGTTTGGCGCGCTTTTTCTCTCAGCGCAGAGCGGGAAATCCTCTGGCTCTGCGCAGGAGAATACCGAGGGCAAAGAAGAATAAAGCCGTTCCTGCGGTACTGTGTGGCGCGGCTCAATGAAAAAGCGAGAAACGACGCATACCGCATCTATGTGACGGACGCACTGCGCATTGTGGCCGAAAACACGGCGCGATACGCGGGCGGAAACTATATCAAGGCGCGATACGCGGACATTATTGAGCCGAAAAAGCAGGACAACAGAACGTGCGAAGAGATTACCGCCGATATTGTCGCGCGGTGCGGGCTGACGATAAAAAAAGCCGCCCCTGACGGGGCGG